GAGTCTTAGGGCAGATGTCTGGTGCTAGGGCTGATGAAGTTATCGCTGATGACGTAGAAGTACCCAATAATTCTTTTACCCAACCTATGAGAGACAAGCTATCTGAAGCTGTAAAAGAATTTGAAGCAATACTAAAACCAAATGGCAAAATTACTTTTCTTGGTACACCACAAGTAGAAAATTCTGTATATCTAACTTTAGAAGAACGTGGATATGAAACTAGAATCTGGACTGCTAGATACCCAGAACTAAAAAACAACTACGGAGATAGACTTGCTCCCAAGATCCAGAAAGAACTCCTAGAAGGTCTTGTAAAGCCACAAGATCCTGTAGATCCTATAAGGTTCTCTGCACAGGATCTAATGGAACGTGAAGCTTCCTACGGACGTTCTGGATTTAACCTTCAATTCCAACTGGACACCACCCTTTCAGACCAAGATAGATACCCATTAAAAATAAACGACCTAGTAATTGCTTCCATCAACAAAGAATTTGCACCAGAAAAAGTTATTTGGTCTAACAATCCCGAATATGTAATACAAGATTTACCCTGCGTAGGCTTCAATGGAGACAGATTTCATAGACCCGCACAGGAATTTGGTGACTTTATAGAATATACAGGCTCAGTTATGTTTGTTGACCCTTCTGGTAAAGGTAAGGATCAGACCGCTATAAGCTGCGTTAAGATGCTTAATGGTAATTTATACGTAACTGAGTGCTTGGGGC